CAGGACATACTTTTCTGGAACGTAGGTACAGAACCTGTTTTACAAGATGAGACGATTTATGATAGAATAGATTCATATCGTCAGTGGGAGAAAGATCAATGCGCAGCTTAGTAGCATCACCATTCAATGTCATATCAAAATCAATGGACAGCCATCGTGCTGCTCAAGGTGTCATCTATGCTAGTCAACTCAACGAAGCAGGTAGAGATGTAGATGTCTGTATGTCTGGGTTCCTCTACAAGGAAGATTGGGACCAATACGATGAACTGTACGTCTATCATGGTAATGATTGGGGTGGATCACTGAATCTGTTTGGTGGACTGCAGAATTATAGCGGCATCTACAACTTCGTTAACTTCTCCAAGTTTAAAGGCAAAGTATACTCGCTCGTCATTGATATGGTCGACTATTATGCCATTATGAAAGAGAAGCTCGAGAAGGCCAAAGAGAAAGGTCAAGAGTACAACGCTGAGTGGAACGAAGTTGATTGGGATAATCTCAAGCGTATGTGTACAGAAGCTGAGACAATCGATCCAAATGCATTGAACCCATCTCGTAATATTGCTATCGGTGATAGTCATGCTATTTGCATGTATCGTCCTGGTTGGCAGAACATCTCAGTACCGTTCAAGACATTACATGGTGCATTGAAAGAAGGACTCGAAAGCTTTCTACCAAAAGGTGCCTTCGATTGCATTGAATTTTATTTTGGCAATATCGATATTCGTCATCATCTCTGTCGACAAGATAATCCAGAAGAGGCAACAAGAGAACTCGTACGTAAGTATGTAGAACAAGCACGAGCACTTGCCAATTTTCATGATGCTACAGTTCGTCTATATGAACCTCTACCTATTGAAAACCCTAGTCGTAAGATTCCAAAAACAGGTTGGCATAAAGGCACACCATTCTGTGGAGATTGGGCATCTCGTAATTTTGTTCGTAAGCTCTTTCGCGAAGAGATTCGGAAAAATCAGGGTGCTGGTGTAGAATTATACGAGTGGGTTGGGGAGATGATAAATAATCAAGGTGAGTTAGACTTTGAATATATGGAGAAGCCACAATCCGTACACCTCTCTCGTCGATGGTATCCTCATTGGCAAGGTTACGAGTACAGTCACGCCCCATACATTGAATACACACCAATTCCAGAGAGTGAGAATAAACCCACATCTCTTGAAGCATTTTTCTAGTTTACAAATACTTGTTTTTATGGTAAGATAGTATATTAAAGTGAGGATATATTATGGAATTAAAAATTGCAGTTGAAGATCTGCAGAAATACAAATTGTTCATTGCCACACCCATGTACGGAGCGATGTGTTCTGGCATGTATACTCGAGCAATGGCAGATTTGTCTGCTAAAATGGCTAAGTATGGCATTCCGCTTCAATTCTATTATTTGTTTAACGAGTCACTGATTACTCGAGCTCGTAACTATTGTGTTGACGAGTTTATGCGGTCTGATGCTACTCATCTCTTGTTCATTGATTCAGACATTGGTTTTAAAGCTGACGATGTTATCGCAATGATGGGTTTGATGATTCAAAATCCTGATGAGTACGATGTCATGTGTGGTCCTTATCCAAAGAAGACTATCTCATGGGAAAAGATTGTGCAAGCGGTGAATCAAGGTGTAGCTGATGAGAATCCAAACGTCCTTGAAAATTACGTAGGTGATTATGTATTCAATCCAATCAAGCGTAAGTCTATCAAGATCAGTGATCCAGCTGAGGTAGCAGAAGGTGGTACTGGATTTATGATGGTCCAAAAACGTGTATTCGAAGAGTATGCACAAAACTATCCTCAGTTCTATTACAAGCCAGATCATGTACGTACTGAACAGTTTGATGGTAGTCGCGAGATCATGGCGTACTTCGATGCATTGATTGATGACAAGTCACAAAATCTTGTACATGAAATTGAAGCATTCTTCGATAAGAATCCTGATGCGTCCAAAGAGGAAGTCATTCGATTCTTAGCCGATAAGAAGACAGGCATTCATACAGAAAAGTATTCGAATAGATATTTGTCCGAAGACTACATGTTTTGTTATAATGTCAGACGTATGGGAAGAAAAGTGTGGATGTGTCCTTGGATTCAACTTAAACACATCGGCTCCTATACATTTGGTGGTTCGCTATCACACATCGCTCAAATTAATGCTAGCGCAACTGCAGATCCAAGTAAATTAGGCAAGAAAAAGTAGGAAATTATATTATGAAACTCAATACACGTACTATTCAAGTACTCAAAAACTTTGCGTCTATCAACCCGTCCATTCAGTTCTCTGAAGGCACGAATTTGAAGACCATCTCACCAAACAAGACGATGATGGCCAAAGCCAAACTCGAAGATGTAATTCCTTCGACTTTTGCCATCTATGATTTGTCTCGTTTCCTCGGTGTTGTATCATTGTTCGAAGATCCGACCTTTCAGATCGAAGATCGTATGGTTAACATCGGTGCACCAGGTCGAACAGTTAGCTATACGTTTGCTGATCCGACCACTATCATTACACCTCCCGATAAAGAGATCGTATTAGAAGATCCTGATGTTGTGTTCGAACTGAAGCATGAACACTTTGCTGAAATCATGAAAGCTCTCGGTGTGATGTCATTTCCTGATCTATGTGTTGTTGGCGAAGATGGCAATATCTTCCTTCGTGCAACTGACACTAAAAATCCCTCTTCTGATAAATACGATATCGAAGTTGGACAAACCGATCGTACCTTTACTGCAGTGTTCAAGACTGAGAACGTAAAGATCCTACCGACCTCCTACACGGTAAGTCTATCATCGAAGGGCATTTCTCACTTTGTGTCCGATGATGTAGAATATTGGATCAGCCTTGAAGCAAACTCTGAGTTCTAAGGTATACGATCAAAAGGGGGCACGGAACAGCTTGACGTGTCTGCCATGCGCGAAGGGATTGGGGCGACTGGCATTTTATTTTATGATAGTAGGTGATATATGCGTGATGATTTTTTATGGGTCGAGAAGTATCGTCCCAAAACTGTAAGTGATACAATTCTACCTGTTGATCTAAAGAAAACATTTCAACAGTTTGTCGATCAAAACAATATTCCAAATCTTATCCTCACTGGTGGACCCGGTGTAGGCAAGACGACAGTCGCTCGAGCAATGCTAGAAGAACTCGACTGCGACTACATCGTCATCAACGGCTCGATGAATGGCAACATCGATACACTTCGTGTAGAGATACAACAGTTTGCCTCATCAGTCTCACTCAGTGGTGGTCGTAAGTACGTCATTCTTGACGAAGCAGACTACCTCAATCCAAACTCTACTCAACCAGCACTTCGCAACTTCATGGAAGAATACTCCAAGAATTGTGGATTCATTCTGACTTGTAACTTTAAGAACAAGATCATTGAACCTCTACACTCTCGATGTAGTGTGATCGAGTTTAAGATTGCTAAAGACGACAAGCCAGATATGGCAGCTCAACTGTTCAAGCGAGTCATCAACATCCTCAAATCCGAGAATGTAGACTTTGATCAGAAGGCTGTTGCTGAGGTAATTAGTAAATACTTTCCAGATAATCGAAGGATTCTGAATGAACTACAGCGATACTCTGCTACTGGCAGGATTGACACTGGTGTACTCGCTAATCTACATGAGACTACACTACAAAATCTTGTTGGAGCTTTACGAGACAAAGACTTTACCACCGTCCGAAAGTGGGTCGCAGACAACTCAGACGTAGAAGCCGCTACCATCTTCCGTCAGATCTACAACAAGTGTTCTGACTTCATGAAACCTGGCAGTGTGCCTCAACTCGTTCTCATCCTCGCCGATTATCAATACAAGGATGCATTCGTTGCTGATCACGAGATCAACATGACTGCATGCCTCACCGAGATTATGGTCAACTGTGAGTTCTCGTAATGTGGAGAATTTGGGCCAAATCACTTGGTGAAAAAGTAGGCGAAACAGATTCGCAAGCAGATGCAGTAGCTATCATCAGGACATTCTGGTGGCTCCTCCATGTGTTTACCTGTTTCATGATAATCATACATAATGGTCATAATTTAGGATGGTGGTGATGTTTAAGAGAAAGCCTGAAAAGAAATGTCAAACACCGAACTGTAGTAATGTACTGCCAGAAGATCCAGCTGTAATATATGTAGGCGAGTATGCGTTCGATGTCTGTGAAGAATGTGAGAAGTTGATGGATATTATACAAGAGAAAACGGAGGAGCACTATGGCGACCAGTCCGTTTGATTACCTCAACTCCATCAATGTCACAAAAAAGAATATGATGCGAGACACAGAGAACGATGCTCTCGCTGAAAAGGACTACAACGCCTTCATTGTCAATCGAGGACTATCATATTTTCAAGAT